CGTTTGATCTACTCGCGCCCTCGCGTTTACAATTAAAAGTTCAAGCACAGGTCATGTTGGTGGTAAACCTGGACGTGGAGTCTGGATTGACGAACGGTGCGCGTGGCGTGGTCACCAAATTGACCAGTGACCACGTTTATGTTAAATTTTTATCTGGCGAAACCATTCCGTTCGAACGCCATGAATTCAAGGTAGAAGAAGAAGGAAAAGTGATTGGCACACGACGGCAATTTCCTTTTATTTTAGCATACGCGCTCACGATTCATAAATGTCAGGGAAGTACGCTGGATTTTGCGGTGGTAGATGCTGGTAATTCAATCTTTCAAGCGCACATGACGTACGTTTCTCTATCTCGCGTGCGGTCATTAAGTGGCCTATTTTTAAAAGCATTCAATCCATACAAAATCAGTGTCGATCCAAAAGTGGTTGACTTTTATAATGGCTTTTTGTGAATAAAGGAGCACTACACAATATTTACAAATTTTATATGTGTTTTTCTAATAACTATTTTATTACTTTTATAGTAATAAAGTAAACTACGGCTAATTTTAAAGACAAAGTAACCTTAAAAATATATTATATTATTGTTTAATATACCTAGTTGCCTACCTATGAATATATTACTTACGGGAGGTGCGCTTACGAGTGGGACTCTTATGGGAGGTGCGCTTACGAGTGGGACTCTTATGGGAGGTGCGCTTACGAGTGGGACTCTTATGGGAGGTGCGCTTACGAGAGGTGCGCTTACGAGAGGTGCGCTTACGAGTGGGACTCTTACGAGCATTCTTTCGAAATGCAGAAGAAAGGGTGAATAGGTTTAACAACAAATTTTCCAAGTTTTCTCCAGGTTCAAGTTTTAATAATTCCCAATGATTACGATATTCTGAAAATTTCTCCAATTTACAGTTAAATAATACAATTGCATTGTTATCAATATTTTGAAAAAGAGAAAATTTATAATTAAATCCTTCCCCATTGGAAAAGAAATAAACAATGGATCGTTTATAAAGAATTGTTGCTACCATAATTTCGATTTGACCTCCATATCCTTCTGGTTTACCACCACATGTTTTTATTGTAAAAATGTATATGTCAACTTTTTCTTTGACAAATGGATCTTCAATTACTAAATCGTGTGGAGTTTTATTATAATCAACTATAATATTCATATCGGCTAATAATACTTGTAGTATTTTTTTAGATGGATATTCATTTTTATAGATATTAGTCGATAACCATTCACAAATTTCTTGTCGAACTGTTTGATGATCTTTTCCTACAGCCTTTCCAATTGCATGAAATAAGCAATTTCCATCTGGTTTTATTTGAACACGTTGAAATCCAAACGGAACATCTTCACTACATACTTTTGGTACCTGCGATTCTTTTAATGATTCTCGTATTGCTCTCTCCAATTCTGGATCATGTGCCATTTATAAATAAATTTATTTATAAATTCTAAAAAAGATTTATCAGTTATTAACTATATTTTACACGGCCGTTTAGTCTTACTTTTATAGTAATAAAATAGTTAATTAGAAAAACATATTAGTCTTTTTATTACGTTTGCGGCTTCGCCGCTCGGAGTATGCCGTGAATATATTTTTAAAGTTAAAATGACCTTAAAAATATATATAATTATCGCTATATATACCTAGTGGCATACTTGTGAAAAGATAGTTAATCACGTCGGTGTAAAATAGCTCGCTACATGTTCTACCACACTTTTTGGTAGATCTAGTGGTCTAGTAATGGATGAAAGTTTGACCGCACTTTCATGTTGAAGAGGTTTAATCCATTGCTCCCATTGTCTATCCGGTATAGTTATTCGTAGATTTTTTGCCAAACCAGATTGTTGGAGCGCAGCAAGCATCATCAACAATTCATCTGATGATAGTTTTTTTTGCAGATGCGGAAGAAATGCTTGTATAGCACTTCCTAGTAGATCCGTCGACAAATCACGCGCAGTCACTTCATCAAAATCCGGATTTTGACGTAATACACGAACAAGATGTAACAATTGTATACGATATGGTACACTTGAATTCATTGTTGTATAAAATCGACTGGGTGCATCCTCCACCAAATTTAACAACATATTGTATCGACCACGTGGTTGACACATGGCGACAGAACAAAAACGTACTTTGACAGTTTCAGGCAAGGTAAGGATATCTACAAATAAATACCCGACTGATAATTTTTGAAGACGAGGTAAACGTAAAAATTCGGTTGCTGGTGGATAACAAAAAGTACTATCATGAAATTCTAGTATACGTAATTCCTTTAAGCATTCCAGACCATGAATCGGGTGACCATATGAAATTGCTTCAATTAACAAACGTTGTACATTATTATCGTTTGAAAGATAGATATGACAACAGCCTTCTTGACAAGCACTTTCACTTTCGCCTTTGCAGAAATGCAATGGTCGATCGAATGTTTCATCGATATAGATTTTACGAACGGATGAATCAATATAAACTACATCATCCTTTTCCTCGATAACAATATCTAGTGGTTCTTTATATACATCTGTATCTTCTATTATTATAGGTGGTTCTTCATATACATCTGTATCTTCTATTATTATAGGTGGTTCTTCATATACATCTGTATCTTCTATTATTATAGGTGGTACATACGTTATATAAAGTAGTTTGCTTTCTGTATTTTCTTCTTGTGTATTGTACCAAAACTGTCGGTCTAGCATTTCATCATAAAAGTCGTATACACCAAAACGTTGAATCTCGCGTGAAATGGGATGACATTCCGGGTGTGAGTCCGGAGGAAGACTCATCTTTACATGAATCATCCCAAAGCGTGGTTTCGGGCGAATTTCATGAATGATACCAAAGGTTTGGAGGTAGATTTTAAATTTTTCCGAAATGATGCCTATCAATATGTTTCGATTCTCCATTTCATCGATCCTAATACCATCTTGATCGGTCCGAAATTCTACTGAAAAATAAACATTTGTCATCTTTATCTAAAAAGAAAACGTTCTACTAAAAAAAGTCTACGATGATAGAATTTTATCTTATTAATTTGGAACGATCGGCTGACCGATTAAAGCATTTTTATAAACAAATGAAACTACACAATTTGCCTCGCGAACGATTTCATCTCTTTAAAGCAATTGATGCAAAGACACACGAGTTTACAGAATCAGAATTGGTATTGACGCAACATCTTCGTGCAAAAAATGAACTAAAAACAGTCATTTGCAATTTTTTGAGTCATTATTACGTATGGTGTGATATCCGTGAAAAGGGATACAAACATGCTCTCGTATTGCAAGACGATGTTCAGTTTGTTAATGGATTCTGGGATGCATTACAAAACGTGATTAATGAAATCCCAAAAGATGCAGAAATCGTGAATCTAGGAATTCATGCATTTGCTGCAGGTGCACGATTCATTGATTTTCCTATTCATGGTGAATATGACACGTCTAAATACATACTTGAAAATGTGAGTAATTCCATTTGTAGGTATCGTGAAGATATTAATCCGTGCAGCCTTGCATATATTGTTACACCAAATGCGTATCGTTTATTCCATATATTTCCTAGAATTTCAACTGCAATTGATAGATTTTTTAATGATTACTGTATTCAACGAAACATTTTTTATGGAAGTTCGCGAATATTGGCAACCGGTACGGCGGTATTCAAAAGTACCATTTTTGATGGACCATCTCAGGACGAGTTGCTTGCTTCCTATCTGTCACATGTCAATAATACATCGTTTTTTAAGTAAAATATTTCAAGTAGTGCAATTTTAAGGTTACGTTGACTTTAAAATTTTCTTATTGTTGGAGTTTCTTTCTTTTTAAGAATGTCTTGTATACTCCATAAAACAATGATACCAAAAACAAAATAATAAGAATGAGAAACAAAACTGATAATAGTACAGTGGACGTGGGAACACTTGTATTTGCAAACAATGACCATTTTTCAACCGGCATGCCACTTTGAAGAAGAGTCGTTTCACGCACGACATCGTCTTGTCCCATTTGGTTTGCCTCTAAAAACCCAGAACCGATAGGTTCGATTGGATTATTTCCATCATACAAAATACCAGGACTTTCGATATTTGGCACGCCATTCGGCAAATTAATAATCGCATTTCCAAATTCCGCTTGGAGGACATAGTTGTAAACCTCGCCATCAAAAATCTGAATCGCATATCGAATTGGGTAGACATAATCACCTAATTGGACCGAACGAGTAACCGTCACACGTGCTTGTGTACCATTTAAATATTGTGGCGGATGCTGGTTGTCGTATCGATTTAGAATGGTGGGCTGGAATGTCGGTTGTGGATCAGCAGGGTTTGTCGATAATAATGTTGGATTGGAAACCAATATCATATATTGCACACCACGCTTGTCATCCTTAACTGTAATCCAGAACCATCGTGTGGTTTTTGGTGATGGCGACCACCAGGACAACACGTTGATAATCGATGCTGCAATATTGCCATTCAATTTGCCTGCTTGGAGCCATTGATGGTCAAACCAACCAGATCCAGAAACTGGTGGCTCATTGTTGTACACGGTTTTGGTCTTCATGTTTGTGTAAGACCAGTACGATGTCCCCAAACCTGCAATACATGGTACACAACCACCGTCTCCGTTATAGGTTGGTGGAATGGTCGAAGTCAATGTCGAATCGATGGAATGTGTATTGGTTTTGTCGTTCCATGCTATACGAAGATGGAATGTACCGAGAGCAAGACACTCAAACGATGCGCCCGTCACTTGTGCATTGTTTGGCAAAATGGCTTCCCAGGTAAAAGTGGATTCGGATAAAGGAGTATAAATAGCCTGACAGTAGAATCGAGGAGACGTACTCCAGTCACCTTGTAACATTCGTTTTCCATAACCAGCAGATGGGCTGTAAATATACGTATCGTACGGATTCAAGTTGTACTTTTTGGCAATATCGGGTACACATAGCGGGACTGCAAAAAGAATAAACGTATATGCCTCATCAGTACTATTTGAATACATAAAATACCAGTCAAGTGTCGCATTTCCAGGCTGGAAGAGCGTTGTTGCGAGCGGCGTGTCGGTAAGCGGTGCGATGGGACGCATACCAAGATTCAAACAAGGTGTCAATAAAGCCAAGGAACCCAATTGAGTCCATGTAGTAGCCACTTTTGCTTGTTCGCGAAGCGCATCGACCACCTCATGATTCACTGGTTGTAACAGGGTTTCATGATCTATGATATAGTCAAGTGTATCAAGATAGGCTTGTTGTAACGTCTCAAACGAAGGAGGACTCATTTCTTTATTAGCAATAAAAAATTCATGGCCTTTTCACAAAAGACTGTGATTTTTTACATGTGATGACCGTGGTGATGACCGTGGTGATGACCGTGGTGAATTTCAGGAATAATAATTGGCATCGGAATAATTTCTTCATACGGATTGACGACATATGGATTGACGACATACGGATTAGTGACATACGGATTGGTGACATACGGATTAGTGACATACGGATTGGTGACATACGGATTAGTGACATAGGCAATTCCTTTAGGATTAGTGACATAGGCAATTCCTTTAGGATTGGCAACAATGAAAATAGTCACAAACAAGCAAATGACTGCTGCAATAATGAACCGACCACCTGATGATTTATTATCAAATGAAATTTGCGGATCCTTGTCTTTTTTTGACATATAATATATTCCAATACCAAACAATATTAATGTGATACACACAAATACACTAGCAACAATTTTACGCATCATTGACATCTTTTTTTCATCAGTCATTTATTAGTTGTATTTTTTTCTGTATGTGATACGCTAGAGTCTAAGAAAGCAATGATCAAAAAAACAAATAGTACAATAGATACTAATTTTATTGTATGGTTAGATACTCCAAAAAAATGCAATATCAATGCAATAATCACTATATAAAATATAATAGTTATCACAATAACAAATAACCATGCATTTACTAATCCATCATTCTTTTTATCTGAATCTGTTGATTCCATTTATATCATTGTACAATAAAAATCGCGCAGCAGGCCGTGCGATACTTATTCCAATAACTTGTAATCACGAATACCAAATGGAAATAACAAGAGATATGAAGATGGATGAGTTAGTAATGCATTTTCAAAAACATCACGCGTTACCACTTTTCCTATTTCGAGCAAGAAACAACACCACGCATCAATAAACATCTCTCTTGTAATATCAATATTATTTGTACGAAATAATACGATATGTTTACCCAAACGATCATCATTCAATAATGTATAAATGTCTACCGTATTAATAGTATCATTTGTTAGGAAAAAAATACTAGATGCTAAATGAGCGCGTGACATAAATGTTGCTTTATCAGATAGTACTGCAATAGAAAGCAAGAAACTAACCAAGTTTAGTCCAACTTCTTTTACCACATGAAAAACAGAAAACATGCGTTGTTGAATGGTAGATAGATAAGATGGTTGGTATGACAAAAGTGGTATTATCGGGCCGATGATTCTCCAATACGTTCGAGGAGA